CATCCTTCCAGCAATAACTTTATGCCAAGGGGCATAAAGTGGACCATCATAGTCCTTCTTAACCAAAAGTGGAGTCTGGTTCCAGAGCAATGAAGTACGTGACATCAATGTTCTGATTGGTGAATTTAGAAAGAAGTTTTTGAGAGACAACAACATCATAAGATCCAGGAACAATTTTCAGATTCTCTTCCTTGAAGTTGAAGACAAACTCTTGGTCTGTCTCACCAACAATAATAGAGAAATCATTAGAAGTATCATTCTTCTTATCACGTGCAACCAGTTTGATTACACCTGCTTCACCAACAGCAGAGATATCAGGAAGTTGGTAGATAGATGCTGCCTTCTTCAGTTTCTCCAGTTGCTGACTGGTAAGAACAAAACAAACATCTTCAGTAGGAAGATTGATTGCTTTCTCAGGAGGAGCAACAATGACAGTGGGATCAGCAAAGAAATACTTGGAGCGCATCTTGCCTTCCCTGATCATAACAAAGTCATTGCTCTTGAAGTCAAGTTCAGGACTTGCATGGAGTGACAGACCATTCAAGAACTGGTTCAAATCATAGATGCCAAAATCTTTGGGGAATGATTCTTCAATAGTTGCCTCAGCAAGAATGTTCTTCATCACTGAGATAGAACGCAGTTTGTTACCCTCCTTGAACAAAATAGACTGATTGATAGAAGAGAAGTTCTTCAGCAGATTGACAGTAGTTTCAGACAGTTTCATAGGGTTACGGAGTTTCATCACTGAGGGTAAGTTTCATTTTGTGCATTTTTGTCATTGAAATGCATCAGAAGTACAGCATAATGCAAGATCTTCATAATGTCACGACGTGCAGTGCCTTTCTTATCATAGCGAGAGGCATACTTGAGAATGTTGGATCTGCAGAATGCTTCACCATCACCACATGCTTCAATCAGATCCAAGGTTTGAATCTTATCATCACCAGCAGAATAATGCTGGCGATATGTTCCAGAAATATATTCTTTCAACTCTTCAAGGATATTGTCCTCATTGTACTTGTACTTGTTTTTCTTCTCTACTGGAACAGTCAAGTTAAGTGTACCTGTGTCAAATGAGATGTGGTCTTCTCCCATTGCACTTGGAAAAGGATTGCCTACCATACTAATTGCGTCATTCTCCCAAAAATCATTGTAGTCTTTACTAGTTGCTGTTTCAATCACTGGTTCATCTCCATAGAGTTCATCATTTAAAAAAGACCAAGAGTTAGCCATAATTATATCAAGAAACTTCTTCAGTGTCAATCATTTCAAAGTCAGCATCAACCTTGTCATAGAGTTCAATGAAAGATGCTTTGGTCTCTTCATCAAAGCGATTGATGCAAACTTGGATTGCTTTCTCTTTGTCATGAAAGATGCTGTAGGCACGAATGATATGAACCAGACGACGAGTGCTGATTACATCCTCAATACCACCATCATAGAAGGTCTTGCGAATGATGTCTGCCCAGTCAACCAGATGCTTACAGAATGAAGGAGCAACCACATTAAGGTCAGATGCAATACCCTCAAGAATCTTCTGCTCAGTGGCAGGAGTGGGATAGGACTGTTCAAAGGTAACTGGGAAACGCTCAAGGAATGCTTCATTAAGAACATTGGTGCCAATAAAGCGTCCATCATCAGAACCCTTACCCTTGGTGTTAGCAGTGGCAAAGATTTGGAATCCTTCAGCAGGACTGATATAGTGACCAGTCTTCTTAAGAAACAATCCCTTGCCCTCAAGAATGGATTGCAGACAAAGAATCTTGTTAGATGCCAGATCAATCTCATCCAGAAGCAG